CCTCTTTCTTTCTTACTTAGGAGGACTAAGTTTTTCTACATTCAATAATTTTTATATATATATATAAATATTTGTTTGATTGTTGAGCAGCTTTTATTTGTTTAAAAGATAACGAGAACGTTAAAAGCGCTCATTGAGTGGAGTAACTGGCTTTGTTAACTCTCAGGGATGATAGTAAATGGAAGATTGATTTTATTTGTGTATTTTTGAAATACCACGGAGGCTTCTATTACTTTTATGGGATAGAGAGAGTTTAACCAGGTTGTTTGCATTGACCACTTTCCAGCCACAGTATCTTGAATACATTTGGGCTGGGTCTTTGGAATTAACCAGGCTGTTTGCATTGTCCACTTTTCAACCATTACTGCTTGAAGATGTCAGGGTCGGTATCATTAATGTCGTCGTAAAGTGTTTAAAGTTACTGTATTACGCTATTAAACAATTTTTAAATGACAACGGGCCTTCTGTCAAATTTTTTGTGGGTACGCAGTGTGATTCGGCTGCTTCCTTGCATGAATCTCTTCATAGGGTCATTTTAGATATAACAAACTGTTTTCACATTGAAATGGCTAGAGACTGAATAACCGTAAGTACCATTGAATATTTTTGCTGGATAATTTGACAAATCGGCTGTGATGGTTTGCTGGTTTTTCATACAAAGGGAATCGACTAATCGTTAGTAAACCTATTGTTCAATGTTGTGGCAAAAAGCGGCTGCTTTGGAATCGCACTAATCAGGTATTCTAAGCTTATAGATGCGTCTGTTCAAAAACGACTATCTTATAACAGAAGTGTTAACTAATACCTATTGTTTTTGCCAAAAGTACTTCGGATTGGTATGGGCCATTTTTAATCTTATTTAGCTCAACTTGTATGTGAGCGGTTAAATGCAACCAGTGGCCATGGAGAGTGAAGCGAGTACGTGACATTAAGCCTAAGTTAATGCCGGTTTTCTAACTGTATTTGTCAAGATTTGCTTCCAAACCTCTCTCAATATATAAATTTTGCCGTCAACTAAACCTACATCTCTGGATAAGAAGTTAAGACGGTCTTTATCTATTTTACATTTTTTCAATACCAGCCCTAAACCGTGAGCAATTCCTACTTAAATAGTGGCTATTTACTACAATCGTTGCTTCAATTGCTAAGCAAGCCTTTTATTTAAGCACATGCAACCACCGTCATCTCCCGAGACTATCAGAGAATAAGATTTACGAAATGAGATTAACGTTTGCTAAATATTTCTCCTCGCAACTCTCCAATAAGCAAAAATGTAATAACCCATGTTTCTCAAGGTGCCGTGCAGTGACGTAGCAGTAGTATGACCGGAGAACGTGGTGCCCTAAAGGAGTGCTTTTATCAAGATAGTCCTTCTCCAGGTGTTTATCAGATTAACAATTCGAGCTTAAGTGCTGCTAACTACGTCATAAAGTTATTCTAAAGTCACATCGCCTGTAATCAATCCGCGCTATCTCATCCTTTAAAAGAAAGTCTAATCTATGCAAGCTCGGTGGAATTAACGGTTGGACGCATCGTATTATTTCCAGTCCGTTTAAAGAGTGAATCTTTTTTACTTAAGTTTTTAAAAAATTAGCTTTGCTGCTTAAGGAGATTTGGCCAAAAACATTTAGGGAAACAGATTTTTCAAGCCTTACATAATCGTATGAGACAAAGCACCGGCTTTTGCTCTGATAGTCGCTGAATTGTAAAAAATGGCACGAGGTCTAATATTGTCTGCGTCAGTATTGCCTTAAAGATCTTAGTAAACAGGGGTGTTTTAACCAGTTTTAACCATCATTGTATAATTCTTTTAATGCATAGGGAAGTCCCAAGCTTTTCTGTACATCTTGGCTTTATTTGGTTAAGTTTTATGAACTTTTTAAAGGTATCCCTATTTACTGACTGGTTTTAACTTAATGTTGTCCATTATGTAATCTACGAACATGTCTGAAAATACTGCAAAATCTTACATAATTTGTCTTTAAGCTGTGTTTCTGCAACCGGCTTGTCTGCCAAAAAGGCACATAATACTGTTTATTACACAAGTCTAAGTACTCCCGGCTTTTAATTTCTAGTTATTTAGACCTTAAATAGTAACTGTTGGTATTTTAACATTTCTACAGCTACAGTAAGGGAGGAGGCTACGATAGGAGGGTAGTTGGCCATTCCTCAAAATGGTTTATTAGCCATCAACATCTCTAAACATCATTTTATAAGTGCGGAGGACAGCTCTATTCCACTTTTTGTTTATCATCTAGTTGTATTTTTATTCACAAACGTGTCTGACAGTGGGAGCTTGGCTTGAGGTAACGAAAATAGGTTAACTTTAAACACTACAGGGGAGTTATACTATTTGAAAATCCACAAGATCCATTTGTTTTAAATCATTATCTATGTATCTACGGATCTTGCGAGTTAAAGCTATTGATCGTGGGCCTGGGTTTTTGTGTACAGTACGAAGGTTTATTTAACGAAGGTGTTGACTAGTGTTCTACGGAGGTTTTTAAGATTCATCTTATTATTATGGCTGACTTATGAGTCCTTTATGTGTTTTGGCTGTTTTTTGATTGCCTAAGTTGTTTTTTGCTCTTGCCATTACCTCTCCCGGGTTCCTTTATATCCCGGCCATAACAAGCAACATTTTTATAAGAGAGTTGGACATGATTTTATTGAAAAACTTGACGGCTGAATGATACCTTGGATTAAGGTCTCCATTTTACTGTAATGATTGCTCAACTAATAATTTTCGATAAGTGAAATTGTTTTATGACATAGTTGGGATCTTATCATAGTTTTCAGTACTGGCAGCGTTTTAATAGAGCATTTTGGCGTGTCTCATCCTTTATACACACGAATAGCCTGACTTTTTCTCAAAGTCTTAAAACAGTATTTTTGAATAAGGATGTTAGTTGCGACAGTTGACGCTTGCAGTTTAAAGGGCAATAGCACATATGGCTTGAGGACTTTGCTGAGACAATATTAACACTTTTTATACAGTTTTAAAAATGCTATATGACGCAATTGTTAGATTGGCTAAGTTTAAAAGGTTGGGTTTTTCTTTCATCTTCTTAAAGGATTTAAAAACATCTATGGAATGGATAATGCCTGCGCAAGCGGAAGAAGCAAAGATGCCGTAAGCCCCGAATAGGCCTGTTATTCCAGCATTATGTATCATATGTACAGGTATACCGATTTTTAGGGGTACATCAGCGTTATGGTAACTCCAATGTGTGAGATCAGCAGTAAATGTTTACAGACCCCCTAATGCGCCGCGGAAACCGGGTACGAATTTTTTCCCCAATTCTTAAACTATAGGGACTAGTGTATTGGCCATGTCTCCGGTACACATGTGTTTTAAGCAAGATTTTGTTAGCTACTTGCTTATTTTGCTTTCTTAGGCGTCTCCGAAGTTTTTGCTATATAGTTCTTCTTGCACGAGAGGCATTTCATATTGACCTGCTTTTTAAATTTTTGACAAAACTTATTCACTTAGACTGCTGTATTGTTTAGCGGTAAAGGTTTCCGTGTAATTTGATGTTTTGAGCTCAGTTTTATCATATTTGAAGTTTTTATTTATGAACTCTTTCATTTTGGCATAGTGGGCTTGTGCGTTTTTATTCATAGAGGCGACATGAGGTACTTTTCTTTTGACTGCTAAACTTACTGGAGATTTTTAATTCTTCGGCAAATCGGTTTGAACTTCTCCATCAACGATGATTTTTTTGACTATGTTTTTGTAGATTTTGGTTACGTTATAAATAGTGATTGCTAACAAAGTCAAACTTAACAATTAAGGTATGTTTTAAGTGAATCTGTTCCAATTGTTAGCTATTTGGCCGTTTTATTACCTGTAAAACACTAAAGGTAGTGGTGGATGTTCATTCGCTTGTCGTTACCCAGGTAATTGATCTTAGAATCTAAACCTGAACTCATCTCCTCCATAAGCGGCTTTACACATCTAAAGAGAAGGGTACCGATATTTGGGGCCGTATCGCATATAACTGAGTCCCTCTGCAACTTGTGTTACCTATGTGACATATGGCTTATTCTGAACAATGAGGTTTCTGACGCCGCGCGTGAATCTTTTAAGCCAGTTTTGTTGGATATCATAAGATTGCTCTTAAATAGGTTCATCTGCATGGCTTAACAAGTGGCGAGTACCTATGTTGGCTTTGCCTATAGGTTTTTGTTGAATTTTGTATAATTATAGCTGAGCACCGGTAAGAATTCCTCGGATTTAACCAGATTACAAATCATATCGGCAATGTCCCAAATGATTGCTTAAGGTGCGGGGGACTAGCATGGCTGCATCTCTTTTAATTATTATGACGTTACCGAAAAACACACCATTCCCTAAAAATTGGGCCTAATATGTGCATTACAAACCTATTTTGGAACAAAAAGTGTTCAAGCTCTGAATATTAGGTTTGCAGTCTCTATAACTACCTGTGCCTGGTATGTTCCAATCAATGTTGTAAAAACCTTACATGTCAGATTAAGTTTTGTTAACGGTGTAACCTACGCAACTGTGTTTTCCTGGTTTATTTCCAATAGGCAGCCAGGTTCTCCATACAAGTCTTTGTATCTTGAATCGCGGGTCTTTAAGCATCATAAAGGCACCGGCTATTGATTACGGATCGTTCAAACTGTCTCTTGAAACCAATACTTTGTCATCATTGTTATTGATAGTTGTGACCAAATAATCCATTAAGAGTCGATTGGGTCTGATCCTCGCCAGAATCGTCTTAGTTCTAACTGCGTTACATGCTACAGCGACATTAGGGTTGGCTATTATAGCGAACATATTTTGGACGGTTCCTCCTATGTTACATTTTGCACTTGGGCCAATTTATATAACAGTTTTGTTCATTAAACCCGTAATAAGTGCGACATCTAGTATTCTGGCACCTTATTTGAACTCCAAATGTCTAGTATCAACTCTGTTGATGTTGTTAAGGTTACCTACTTAAAGAGCACCATTATGAGCCGGGTTGATTCCGCAACTTATAATATGTTTTTTGTCACATACTATTTAGTTCTAATCAGGGACTGCTACATGAGCTTTTTATACATTGACTAATTATTGGTTGTTAACATAGAGTTTATTACTGACACTTCTTAATGGAACATAGCTCGTATTGAAATATCTTCGCCAACTATTTTTACCTTAGGCTAATTGAATGAAATCGTCTTTCTATTTCAAAAGGCTAGCATGTGCGAAATTAATTAAGGTTGCAGAAGTAATACCTAACAATCTCGGAAGTATTTAACCATTATCAGTAATTTTTTTAGGAATTTAGTCAACTGTGCTGGTGGCTACACTGCTCAACAATTTGACTGGAGCTTAGGGTTTGAAAAACCAAAATGGATAAGCACTCATGATTTTTCCGAAGGGAGCAATAGGTGAATGGATTCTTTTTACAATATTTTTATTAACTCCTACAGCTTTCCAAAGTGTTGCTGCTACTACTGCGCCAACGGCTAAAGATGCATAAATCTTTTTGTTGCTATCGAAATGTTACCAAATCTTAATGAACATACTTCTTGAACGGCTTTAAGGATTAATCTCACAAATGGCTTGATTGCTGTATATCTTGAACGGTAAAAGTTACTACATTTTGATCAAATTAAGTTATCTTTTTTCGGTTAATGCTGATACAAATAATCTTTCTTCTTACGGGGACAATTCCAAATGATGACAGATTAAATATGCGGTTTAAGCACTCCAATTAAGTTACATGAACATGTTTTTGATTATTTGATGCCATTGCTTACGATCTTTTACTTATATTAATTAGAAACACAACTTGTTTTTGAATTACTCGTTAGCCGTGATGCAGGAGAACCTGGGTTAATGGACTTTTCTTGCCAAATTAGATTTAAGATTAAAACTCAGTTTCTTAAAAGAGCTAGCAGGCAATCTAACCTTGTTTTCTTTGACGTACTGATACTCTTAGGACGTTGCTATCATATTCCATAAATCTGGTTTCTCACCTAAATCTTGGCAGTACGAAGCATAGTCTGTAGTGGTTAAAATGAGTCTCATGAATTGTACATCTTCAGGGGAGGTTTATTTAATCTTTTGTGCCGGTATTTTTTTTGGGTCATTAGATTTAATTTAAGGTTTTTCATTTGCGACCGCCTGAGACGCAACTGGTAAAAGAAGTTTCTTCTAATCTGCCAGAATAGTTTTTGGTAACACATGATTGGTGTTTTTATTAGAAGGTTGCACGAGAGATTTCTTTTGATCTGCGGCAGAAGATTCTTTTGTGGTAGACTGATTTTTAACTTGAATTGGTTTAGCGGCCATTACTTTTTTCTTTTAAGCTAATGGTAATTATTTAGCACTATTCAAAGGGATCTAATTTTTTTTTTAGACTCCTTTTAGAGGTTTCATTTAAATTTTTTTTTCTTCAGGCTACTTTATCAGTTGAATGCTCTGTTTGCGCTGAGACTATTGTGGGTTAGCGTTGGGAGCGGCGTCTTACTGCTATTCCTTTGAAGGCTTAGGAGTCATCGATTAATGATTTAACTTTGTGATCTTTTGATTCAAGCTTTTCTTCTAAAAATCTTGATTAACTTTAAAGTTCTTTTCAAAAAGTAAATCTGCAAATATGTTCAATTATGGGGCTGAATCTTCAATTTTTTGCTACACGTTGGTCTAATTGCTGATCTTAGGTTAATCGACGGTAATGAGATCTTTAGAATCCTTATTTTATACTTTTTACTAAGGTTACATTTAGCTGGGCTTCGATTCTTAAACTGGTTCTTCAGGCTTTTCTTAACATTGATTATGATCAGGATTTTAATTAATTTCACTCTAATCCTATTGAACTGGTTAGTCTTATTTCGGTTCTTGATCATCATGAGCGGATTGTGAATGTTGAACTGAAGATTCATCTGCTTCAGGTTCTTCCACATCTTCAACAGATTTTTAATTGGGCTATACGTCTTATGCATTTTAAGATATAACTTGAGAGTTATTGAGATCTACGTTTACTTGAGATTATGTCTCGCCTTGTTAGCTTAGTTATTCTGCATTTGGTTCTGGTTATTACTATTAGTCAACGTCCTATTCTTGTTCTTCCTATTATCTTAGCTAGACTTAACCTTTTCTGTCTTCTAGATCTTTTAATTAGTCTGCAAACTGTACTTATAACTGGGCTTGTTTGTCAGGGAATTAAGGGTTTCCTTGATATTACACATCGTATTATTAACCTTCTCTAGGATCATAAATCAAAGTTGGGGCGAGTTGTTATGTGATTTTTTGTTTGCGATGGAGTATGTTCACGTTTAAATAATACTGATCTATGGTTGGTTTAAGGGCTACCAAATAGACTTCGTTTAACAGGCAGAATGTAACTCGCGTCTCATCGTCATTGAGTTTCTTTAACAACTTGGTAGTAACGGTATATTCTTCCATATAAGCACCTGTGTAAAACAGGAATGTTTATTGCCAACCTTACATATTGCCAACATTAACCAACACTCTGCTTAAAACATAGTTCACAACATGTTTAGGTGTGTTCTTGGTCTTCTGAGCTGTTATACAAACTTTTCTCATATTTTTTGTAAAGTTATCAGGAGTTATTTGTAAGTCGATGTGTTTAAGTATAGCTGCTTTGGTCAAAGGACATTCTTTAGAAAAATCTTCATTATCTTAAGCTATTGTGTCGAAATTGGCTATTGCGGCAATTTCTAATTAAAGTTGAGGTGTATAAATGGCGCCTTTTCCTTTGATTCTTTCTATAGCAAACAAAGTAGGGTTGTCTTTGTAAAGTTTCTCTTGTTTTTTCGAAAGCGATTAAACTAGATTTAGTTTAAGTTTTTAAAAAACTTATGTAATAGGCTTAAGTATTTTTCCTTTACAATTCTTGTCTCGAACTATAAAATCGCCTTATTTCAAAGAACCCTATTTTTTAGAAGATTAAGACAAAGATTAGTCGACTGTTAACTAAGCTTCTTTGGTTTATTATACTTTTTCAGTGGGTACTTCATCATTGCTAACAGCTGTTGGTTCCTTAGCTACTTAAGTTTTGAGGACATATAATACTTTTTTGATGGGGACTTATTCTTTGCTTTAAACTTTTGCTTTTTCTTTACGTTTTTACGGTTTTTATTAAGGGGTTACTACGTAGCTGTGGTCAACTATCGTGTTTTACCACTGTTCATCTTATTCTTAATCTTATTCGAAGGCTATGTTTTTTGATTTATCATTTGACTGATTTTCATAGAGAGCTAATAGATGTTGAGCTTATCTGATATTGCTGGTGTGATCATAAACTACTTAAATAATTTTGTTTTTAACGAAATAAGTATAAAGACTTTGGCCTAGGCTGTTGTAAGTGGTATAACATTTACCTCTATTAGTCTAAAACACACAAACGGCTTAATCTGTTTTTATCTACTATTTTAGTTGTTGTATAGGTTTGTTTTAGACTATAGTGCAAATTGAGGGTTTAAGGAACATGGATTTTTAGAGCCTATGGGTAACTAACGCGAGTTATTGCCAACGATTGGTCGCGAAAGCCCATTTGCACATGTTACTCAAGACAAAAACGTCATCTAGGGATAGATCTACAACTAGGCTTTCGCGGTACATGTAATTGTCTCCTTGAACATAGTAAGCTTTCTTATTACCTAGATTCTTCTTATGGCAATTAGGAGTGCCTATAGGACCTGATTGCTTTGGCCTGTTTGCATTGAGGAACATTTGAGCTGTCTTCCAATTTAGACCTCTAGTAGCTATATGTTAAGCTAAATGGTAGGGCTGAGTTATGTCAATAGCATTTAAACTAAAAATGGGAATAAAAGGTTTTCCTCTTTCTTAATCGATTTTCATAGTTCTACCAGTAAGTCTGTCTATATAGGTGAATTTTTCTTTCATTACCAGTTTTTCGCTTCCTGGTTGAACAGTACTCTGGTAAGCGCCTTCCACTGTATTGCCGCCGAAGTTGAGAGCCATTATGGATTTGACATTTGGACTGAGCAGATTTTTAACGGTGAAATATTTTTCATTTACTATGATGACTTTTCTTGTACCGTTATTCTTACCTTGTGGGTTATGACTATGTTGGTCTTTTCCTTTTTTGTTCTCTACGGTATGGATTTTCAATAACATACTACTATAAGCGTTAATGCCATCTTTTCCTTTGGTCGAATTATCCATAATACAAGGGATAGGTGAACTTAAGCCCTCAAAGGCTTCATAAAAAGCGCTCATGCTCTCTCTATAATCTTATGGCAATGGTGATTGTTATATGCTAAGGCTTTAATAAGCATTAAAATCCGGTCCAAACGTATGGGAAGCGATGAGTTAACCTCTGGCTGTTCTACCAGCAGCTTGAGTTTGAGCTACTACACCTAATGGCCAAGACTAAACGCATGTGGTGGCTGGATATTAAGTGCCTGCCGTGGTGGTAACCCTACGGCCATACATAGAGGCTATCTTATAATTGTTTTTGGGTGTATGCCCAGCGACTTGATTGAGGCTTAAAATGAGTCTACGAGTTTATGAGTTTTATGTATCACTAACCTGGTCTGTTTAATAGGGGTATTAAAGTTGGAACCTTGAGACAAAATTTAGTTGAAGGTAATTTTATGAATACCCTATCTTGTGTTTCGAACAATAAATGAATCTTCGAGAACTTTGAGGGGATTTTAGTTAAACTGTGTTGATTATTAAGCTACTCGCTCGAATAGCTGCGACGTAAGAACCGCTTATAGTATAAGACATTATGATGACGTGGAATCGTTCAAATATTTTCAACTTGTCTAATGCGCGTATATAATAAGGCGATGTCATTTGGATTTCGTCTAAGACTAACCATCCGCTAGAAATTTTGTCTAAGTGGCCGATGGTGATTACATTTATGTGACCTTAACGAGAGTTTCTGCCAATTCTCATCCCAATACTGATGTCATTGTGGAATTTTCTTGCATGACGGGTTAAAGAAACATGGACACCGGTACTCAATTCTCGTGTTGGGTAAACCAGGGTAATTTTTTAGTTTGTATATTTAAATAGGGCACACATAACTTACGTGGTTTTTCCTGTACCCATGTCTCCTTTAAGGAAGTTACAGGTGTACGGTTAAGATGATAGAGAAGATACCACACGCAAAACTTATTACTTGCTAGGGTATTGAAGAGGGAATGATTTTTTAGACAATTTGATATCACCAATTTTCTTCCAGTTCCTGTTGATAGGAACAGTTCTTCCATAAATATCTATGGCATCTATAAATTCATCGTTGTCGCATAAGAGCATGCCGTAAACGGGTTCTTATTCACCTCGAGGTGTCATGAAGAAATATCTGGGTATATCCTTGTCCCATTAGTCATAGACTTTATCTCCTTCTTATGCTTTCAAACCTAATAAGGATAATGCAGATTAATCGGATACTTTCATATCACGAACGTCCATTCCATCGGCGTACTGTGTTTTTTTAGTGACAGGGTCTTTGCTAGAATCATTCTTGTTGACATAAAGAACACCTTGAGATGAGTAAGAATAAGAAGCGCCTTTTTTGACATCCTTAATTTTTAACTGAGTGAATCCTGCAGGTAAACGGGTTTGTTCGTAACTTTGAGTGTTTTCAGCTTCGCCGTCTTTGACGCATTTTCTGGGGATAGTGTATTTAAGGACTATATCTTCGCTCATCATACCTAAATAGTATGTTGCGGTGCTGTCGAAAACAAGTTGAACTGGGTGACACTAAGGGTCTATATGCAATATATAGACCTTTTCCAGTTATACATAACTTGTAACGAAAGGGAGGATTTCTTCAATTCCTTAGTCTAGCAGAACAACCTATGGTCCTGTAGGTACTTAGAGACATTTGAATCGGAATATCCACTCCCAACAATATTTTTCCGAAATAAATTAGCGCGATAACATAATTTAATGGTAAATATTAATG